CAACACTAGTATCTAAATTACCTACACTGCCACTTCTTTTAACCATAAACCCATGATTTACTAGTGGATCACTACTATCTAACCACTTGTTTACAATATCTGTAACATCCATTCTAAAATCACTACTGTTATGATTAAAACTAAGTTCACCTTCATATCCACTTCCACTAACCCAAGAACCACCAGAAGAACTTACCATTGTATCATGTCCCCATAAAGTTCCACTAGTTAGACCTTGAGGATAAAACCAACTACACCCTTCTTCAGTAATTGGATTATCATAAGACCTACCATCACCCATAGTCCAAGATTGACTAACTGGATACGCATATAAACTTTGTGAGGTTGCTAATGATGTTGGTTTTGCATCATATAAATTTAAAAAATATTTTGGAGTTGATATTACCCCATTGGATACAGACTTAGATATTTCAGTTAAGTCAAATTGAATTACTATACGAGATGAATTAACAACAGCTCCGGTATCACTAACATCTTTTCTAATTTCTAATATCTCATCTAATCCAGCATTTAAACTACCACTAGCTTGATATAAAGTTGAATCTTTGTCTGCGAATGTAAAAAAGTGCATCTATCTACTCCTGTATGCCTAGGTTGTCACCAAGAACCTTACCTCTAATATCAGAGTTGGGGTATTTAACTTCAAAAATACTCGGATCAAGTGATGGATATAAAACACCTTCTTTTAAAGCAGAGTTTATATCAAAAAAATTACCAGAGTAACCTTCTGCTACACTATATTTGTTTTGAATAACTATAGGTAGATTTTTTGGATTGTTTTCAGTAGGTGGGGTAATTGTAGCTACACCATCTACTAATGATATTTCATAAACTAAATCAGATACAACTATAGGTTGTCCAATTTGCCAATTGTCAATATTAAAAAAGTCTTGTATAACATTAACACATCTTAAAAGAACATCTTGCTTATTGAATCCAGCTTTAGTTAATATTGCAAAAGTAACTCCTATATTAATTACATACGCGTCCTTAATGTTTATGGCATCGGTGACCATTCTATATTGAGATAGATATGTTTTTAAATTTTTCTTGACGGTGTCACTTAATGTAGTTAAATTTTTATTGGAATCATATCCTAAAGTATACATATTCATAGCAAGAGGATTTGGTATTCTACCAGCCTGTAATGATAAAACAGTTGAACCAATGTCATTTTCAGTTATCGTTCTTTCTAATTCACCCACAGCAGAAGATTTATTCAATTGGTCATCTCCTACAAAGTGAACTTTAGATACTGAACCATATTTTGCTGGTAGAGAATAAGCTCTAACAATATAATCTTCTTTTGTAACTGCTCTTTGTTGTGATTGAAAATATGCTAAAGCACTTTCACGAACCTCTCTAACAGTTTGACCAGCCGAACCACCCTTTGCTGGTAATGGGTTAGAAAATGCAACAGAATTTTTTGAGTCTTGAACTAATGTAGCCGACAATAAAGAATCATTTATCTCATAAGAAACACTTGATATATCTGTAACATCACCTGAATTTACATTATCATCTAATCCACCACCAAATGCATATTGTATAGAAAGTGTTGTGTTAGATGGTGCCAATCCAAATGTTCTTGTTTTAAGAAAGTTACTTGGATCAAACGCTTCAGTTAGGTATGTTGGACTACCAGGTAAACTAGAACCAACACTAGTTGGATTAGGTATAACTTCCTCATCAGGATTATCGGATATACCAGCACCAAATCGTATGACAATTTTATCATTTTCATCTATAAAAGTCGTGAACCTACGAGATGTCTTTTTTAATTTTAAAATATATGAAGCGGTTTTACCATCTATCACCGAGGCCGGATCATTATCAACATTATTTTCCATATCTTCAAATATAGTATCTCTTGCTAATGAATCTACTTCATACCATTTATTACCATCACTATCCGTACACGAAAGTATTTCTATAACATCTGGATTAGATAGTTTTATCTGTGAATATTTTTCTGCCGAACTAAAATCAAAATACTCTGTTACTATTTGACCACTTTGAGCTTTAACTTGTTTTCTTAATAAAAATTTAGTTGGAGCTCCACTATCAGTTTCAAATATAGTTTGCTCTACTTGATTGGATAAATCTGAAGATTTAAAATTACAATCTTCTAAAGTACGAAACGTAGTTCCATTTGAAGATGCTCTCACCAAAGCTCCAGCATTTACATTAAGAGCATATCTATAATCTGCTTCATTATTTAAAGCGGGAACAGTTTGAAATACATCCAATGTTACTTCAGATGCAGAAGTTACTCTTGGTTTATACCCAAATGATTGAGCTATGTTATAAACATTTTGTTTTTCTTCTGCATATGCTAACAATGATTCTTTAAATTGTGAATCTATGTAGTATGAGAGAACATCACCAACATAAGCAGCCATCTCAATAAACATCATACCAGGTGATGCTTCATTAAAGTCATTATATGTATTTGGAAAATATTGTTTAGCAAATTCAATTAGATTACCTCTAAAGTCATCAAAATCTTTATTGAGATAATTTACTGTTTTTACTACATTTTTTTTTACACTTGTGCGGGCCATTTTAAATTCCTATTAATATGTTGTAGCTGTATACGATGTATCTAAAGTTACTGACTCTAAACTATCAGCATTTAAACTGGTAGAAAATGTTAAAGTAACAAATATTTTACTTACATCAGCCTCATCAGTTAGTACACTAACCTCTTGTATGTTTATATAAGGTAACCAAAAACTAACTGACCTTCTAATCTCTTCTTCAACTTTACCAGGTAACTCCGAATTATTCTGTTCAAAGCATATAGCTCTTAAAGTACTACCAAATTCAGGTTGATTTAATCTTTCACCTGGATGAGTTAGTAGTAAGTTTTTTAGATTATGAGACGCTTGTTGTAATGAATTTTTAGTTAATGCAAAATCATTATTATTATCCGATCTTAATGGAAAGGATAGTCCAACATATTTTCTTGGGTCAAGGTCAATTTCTTTTGCACTTTCAGCCATCTATAACGGCCCTCCTTTTTTCTTATCTAATGCTTTCATTAAACCACTATAGTCTCTTGTTAAAGCGTTGGTTACAAATTCTGGTACTTGGTCTACTGTTTTACCAGCCTTTTGTATTGTATCTACAGCAACCATGTCTCTTTTCATATCAGCTGATTTTCCATATCCTAACATTTCAGACATTTTTGAACTATCAAAAGCACTACCACCTAAAGTTGGATATTCATCTGATTGTGATTGTTTTTTACTAAGTCCAACAGTTTCATTTAAAACATCATTTAAAGATTTATTTTTAGTGTATGTAATATCTTCTTTTGGTTCTAAAACTGCTGGGATAACATCGGTTAATTTTGGTGAAGCTTCTTCCTTTATAAATATCTTTTTAACTTCTTTTTTCACTTCTTTACGAACTACTTCTGTTATTATTTTCATAAATTGTTTTTTATTCATGATAACTCCTATACTGTTTTTACGTTTTTACTTAATATTCCAGAACCATTTAATTTAACTTTTAAACTTGCTTTCAATCCTGTCATTTCAATTTTAAATGTAGTAGATGCACCAGTTGCAACACATGGCCCGCCTTGAACGCCTGGTGGGCTTATATAAAGACCTGAACTCTTACCATATGCCGCATCTACACCATCTACTATGTCATCTATCATCTTTTCTAAAAATTCTTTTAATTGATCACCTTTGACTACTGGTTGTAATTCAGTTGATTCTACACTTCCTAATTTTATATCAGTTGATATTATATCTAAAACTGGTGTATTAACATTGATGTTATTTACAGCTCTAAATTTTAAATTATCCCTACCACTAATAAATATCCCATTTGATTTTATTAGTATTTTTTTACCAGTAATTTGTTCCCCATCAAACTTTTCTTCATCAATATCCGCATTAAAGGGTAACCCATTATCTAACAAATAAATAGATGAACCATCTCGTTCTATATTTTCTTTTACTACAGCACCTTTTTGTTCTGGTGGTGTTTGTTGACCAACTCTTATTTTAATCATTGGTAAATTATCTATATGGTCACACCCAAGTTTTATGGATTGTCCAAATCTACCTTCATATACAACTTCACCTTCACGTACTTCAACTCTTCTAATATCCTTTCTTTCAAAAGTTTTACCATACTTAGGATTATCATCATATGAAACTGCTGCACCAGGTATAGAATTTTCATTAGGATTATTCTTTCTGTTAATTATACTTGTGTAATAATGTTGTCCATTATATTCTACTACAACAACGTGTTCACCTATCAATGGTATATTTGAAATGTTCGGCATTAAGGGTAACACTACACCACCTAAAATTGGTTGACTTGGTTCGTTGATAAAAGTACCTAATACCGCTCCATTATTTATTTCATCATTTAATAATACCTTTGAGACTTCAAATGCTTCTGTTTCATTGTAATCATATTGAGCTGCATTGACAATTTTTTTGATATAAGAACTTATTTGTTCTGGTGTAGCTAATCGATTTAATGGTACTGATGTGGTTAAATCCTTAGTTAGTTTTTTTCTCCAAGACATTAATTTACCTTAATATCTTTTTCAATTCTATTATGTATATTATCAGATTCTGTTTGTATGTCTTTTATTGTATCTTCTATACCACTAAGTAATTGTTGTTTTTCTTCATCTGATAACCCATACTCATCTTCAGCTCCAACCTTACCTTCAGCTGAAATAAGTCTTTGTACAATACCAGCCATCTTAACAAGTTGATCATCGTTTTTTACATTGATTTCAAGATACTCTTTTATCATTGGTACTATCTGTACCGCGGTATCTCCATCTTTAATAAATTGAACAAGTTCTTTTGTTAAAACATCTAATTGTTTTCTATTATATTCTGTGTTTTTGTAAATATCCTCAAAAAGTGATGATAGTGATTTACCTTTAAAGATTTCGTAGTCTATGCTCATTACTCACCTAAATGTTTTGATTCATATATAAATATACAATAACCTAAAAATACTGATATATAAATATATATCAAACTTATTTATGTAATACACTTATAATTAT